CCCGCCGTATCGGCGGGGGCTTCTTCATTCTCTCCTAGTGCGCCAGCCTCCAAACAATCACGCCAACTAGGAAGCCAACTACCAGACCAGCCAAGAACTGCATCGGTTTAGTCACTCCGAATCTTCTCCCCACGTGCTCGGGGCCCAGTGGCACAGCTTGCAAATGCCGTAAGGTGTCTTGTGTGTGCGCGGGTGGCTGTCGTGCCACTCCCATTTATTCTGATCGTGCTGGTCTGCTTTGCCCCAACCGTCACGATACTTATGCTGCCTACGAAGGTTCCTCTCCGCAACTACCGCAGCAACAGATTGGTCCATCAATCACCTCCCCCATATGCACCGATCGCCCGCACGGTGTGTGTCTAGTCTTCCAGGTACCAGTCTTTGTCGGAGTCGCGCCAGTCGGCGGACTCATCCCCGCTCAGGTAGCCTTCTGCGCCACTCAGGACGCTCTCCAGGGCCTCCGCGCCCTTGTCTGTGAGGGACCACCCGAACTCGTCATCGTCCTCCTCATCGTCGTCAGGCCACATCGCCTCCCAGCAGGGCGGGCAGGTACCCGAGATCAGCATCTCCCGGTCCTCGGGGGACCAGTCGGGGAAAATGCGCTGGACATGCTCGCCGGAGACGTAGCGGTTGTACTGGTCCTCCGTCACGATGAATGAGGCGGAATCTCCGCAACCGAGACACGGAATGGTGTGTATCTTATACTGCATGATCTCTCCTCTCCACTCGCCAATCTGGCCAGCTTAGCAATGCCCGTGTTTCCACGGGCACCACTAGGGAAGTCAGATCACACTGATATCATAGACCCGGAAGGATCTGTTCACACGCTTGATGAGCAAGCGCACAGTGGGTCCGATGAATTCGTTGTTCTGGAGCTGATAGCCGATGAAGCCGTCAGCCACTGTCTGGTAGCTGTTGCCGTTGTCCAGGGTGATCGAGAAGCGCGGGTTACCGTTGACGCTGTTCTTGAGACGCTCCAGCTTCAGGATCACACCCTCATCGGTGTGTGGTGTTTGTGCCATGTCAGCGCCGCGTGACGGTGACCCGTGTGTGGTCCTTGACGTTGTGGCTGAAGGTGACCATGTCCTGCGTGGTCTTCACGTACTNCGAGACCCGCTCCAGCAGGACAACGCCAGCCATCACGGCGGCGTGAGCCGCCGATCCCGCCGAGATCGTCTCGTAGAAGATGCACTCCGGGGTGTCCCCCAGGATCTCGATCTCCACCAGGTAGGCAGCCGCGTCAACCGCGATGTCACTGCACTCCGGCAGGTCCTGCGTCTTCATGCCGAACATCATTCTCTCCTTATATCGTTGCGTTCGCATAGGGCGTAAGGTATTTCCTTGCGTCCGTTCCCACACAATCATAGATTGTGTTGGTACTCTGAGAACATGGCGGCCTATCTGCCCCGTGACAGATAGACCACTACGAACACAGACTACTCCGGTGTTGCCGCTTCGGGCTGGCAGGCCTCCTTGAACTTATCGACGTCGAACAGTGGATTATCCTGCCTGAACACCAAGGCCAGTCGGCCCGCCAGGGCCTCCATTGCCAAAGGGAACAGCGGATCAGGTGAGCTGTGCACCTGATAGTCCTGGCGGATGCTCTTGATGATGCCAGCCATCTCGCTGTAGTGCTCACGTGTCATGGCCATGCTAGTCCGCCTCAGTCCACGCTTCGTAGACTTCCTTGGGCATGTCATCCTTGAGCGCTTCCGCGATCCTCTCAGCCAGGCTGGCCGAGGGCACATCTGATACGAATATCAGTGCGTTGCCCTGTTCGTAGGTTCGATACCAGACCGTGTACATCATTCTCCCCTTTCTGCTATGCAGACGATTAGCATCGTCTTCAGGGCACAGGGTCCTTTCAGACCCTGTGCCCCAAGCTCACTAGCTAGTCGCTGTCCTCCCCTGAGGCCTTGCTCACCGGACGGTTCGTCCCTCCCGGGTAGTAGCTGTCCGAGAGTTCCACCGCCTGCTGCCAGGGCGTTTCGGAATCCTGCCTCGCCTGGACACTCGTCAGCCACTTCAGCACGTCCAACTCAGCCTCATCCGTGTCCCAGTACTCTCGCCAGGAACGTCCCCCCACCGAGCTGAGTTCCCGGTCATCGTTGCTGCGGTAGTCCCGGGAGCGGTCCCACGCCGGTACGGCGTCTCCCACCTTGGCCAGGGCCACACCGATGATGCAGTCCGGGACTCCGTCCGGGGTGGTGTAGACGCACACCTGCCGGTGGTTGGGGTAGTCACGGCGCTTGTACACGAAGTCAGGCCTTTCAGCCGCCACCTCTCGCACAGCGTCCGCCAGATCGAACAGGGTGTAGCTTCTCGCTGCCATGTGATCACCTCTCCTTTGAATCGATCGCCTGTCTAGGCCATCTCTTCAGTCCATGTCCCGTCGTTGACGGGACACAGACCAAAGGCTAGGTCTAGCTGCCTTCACCCTCCGCGATGTAGATCTCAGCCCACGCCTTGGCGTGGGCCTGCTGCCGCCGCTCGTTGGCGATCTTGGACGCAGCATCCAGTGCCGCTCGGGGGATGGTTATCGCCTGCCGGAACCTCTGTGTAGCAGCCTCCCAGGCGTCATCCTTGTTCTTGCCCCGGACACCGTGGAGTTCCTCGAAGTCGGCTTCCCGGATGCGGTACGCGACGTCCCATGCGTTGCTCAGCAGGTCTTCGTAGGGCCTCAAGGAGCTGTAGTGCTCCTCCTCCGAAGCAGCGAGCTGCTTCTTCCACTGCCGCTCGCCATCACGGGACAGCAGCTGCTCTGCGGCCCAGAACCAATCCCAGTCCGAAGCCTGGGAGACCGCCAGTTCCACGGTCACCTCCACCTTCTCCGGGAAGCGCTCCGTGAAGCGGGCGCGGTAGCCCAGACAAGGACCCTCCGCCATCAGCGTGGCATGAGTCAGGGTACGACTCGTGGGCTTGACCGCCTCATTCTTTTCCATTGCGAATCATCCTCTCCTTGGGGTAGTGAACAGCCATTTGAGCTATTCGGAAGCCCCTAGTACGGTCCCGCAGGACCGCACCAGAAGCAACCATTTGACTCAACTAGCTTCGCAGCGCACGCTTCCACGCGTCGTTCAGGGTGCTGACGGGGAGGTCGTTGCTGATGAACCCGTGCGCCCCGGCCTCCAGCTGGACCTCAGTCCACTCATGGACCGCGTAGTCGTATCCGCTGAAGAACTCAGTGGGGCTGTAGTCCCAACCGTACGTGAAGTCGGGATTCCCCGCGTACTCCGCGAAGATCTGTCCCAGGACGCAGTCCACGACGTTGTTGATGTTCAGCTTGTCCACGTCCACCAGCCGCCGCCAGTACAGCCCGACGTTGGTGTCCAGCCACTTGATACCCTGAGCGACACGGACATCCGCTTCGCGGTCTGCCACGTCCTCCACGTACTGGTTGTCCTCGACCTCTTCCGGGTCATAGGTGATGTTGTCATCACAGCAACCGTACTCACACATGCAGATCACTCTCCTTGATCTTGGTGGTAGATGCCCTACTGAGGCATCTGGAAGGCACACGACGCTAGTTCGTGTGCCAACCGCTCATGTCAGTAGGTGAGGGTGCCGTCTCCCAGCCCCTGCTTGATCTGCTGCTTGTCCTCCTCGGTCAGCTGCTTCCACTCCTCCGTGAAGCCCTTGAGGGTCTCTCCGTCCCGCCGGAAGTACTCCGTCACCCGCTTGAGGGTGGCTTCGGTCTTGGGGGGAGCCGAGGTGTCAGCCATAGTCATGATCCTCTCTCATTGAGATCAATCCAGTCTGATTGATCGCCAACAGTGACCGGCAGGGCTCGCGCCCCGACGATCACCGAAGGAATACCGTCAGGCCTGGTAGTCGAAGAAGTACGCCGCTCCGACCTTCGCCGCCTCTTCGTGCGTGACCGGCATCGGGTTGCCCCGATGCGCGCTCCCGATCAGCTCGTCACCCTCGTACGCCTGGAAGTACCAGCTGGTACCCACCGGGTAGGTGGTGCCGACCACACCGTCTCCGCTCTCGATGGCCACGGACACCGTCCAGGGACCGAACTCGGCGTGCTCACCCTGAAGGGTGAACTCCGGCTTGATGTTCTCCTCGCTGAAGTAGTCGGTCGGAGCAGCGAACAGTATGTTCAGGAGGTCCTGAAACGCCTGGGCGTCCTGCTCCTCGCTCACTCCGACCCCCGGGACCTCGGCTTCGCCACACAGCTCGCACATATCATTCTCTCCTCTGCTGATCCAATCAGATTTTCTGATTGGCCACTCTCGTACCCCGGAGGAATCCGGGGCACAAGCGAAGCCCTTCAGCTGTCAGTGCTCTTCGTAGCCGAGCTGTTGGCGCTCGTATCCTTCCATGTCGTCCACATCGTCGTACCGCCACGCGGAGTTCCCGCGCCAGTCGTCTCGGAGACGCTGACCGAAGGAGTTGTACTCGGCACCGCAGTCACAGGTGACGTCGCCCTGGCTTCGCCAGCGCTCCACAGTTGCACCGCAGGCGGTGCATTCCCATGTGCGTGTCGGAAGCTCGTACTTGTCCATGTCAGTTCGTCTCGATCACAGCGTAGACGTTGGTGATGTTGTCGGTCTCGTCGGCCCAGTTCTGGGCCCCCACCAGCAGGCACGCCATGTTCTCGTTCTTGGCGTCCACCCACTCCGTCAACTTGTCCGTGTAGCGCTGGTTCTCGATGTCTACGTTCATGAACTCGACAGTCACTCGGTAGTTGTTCATGTTGTGATCCTTTCAGGTCACGACCCCGTAGCAGCATAGCTGCTACAGGTTCTCTCCTCTCAACGTCACCAAGCCTGTGCTTGGGGGCGTATGACCGCAAACAGATCAGCCAACGATTACTCACTGGTAGGCCTGCCTACGATCATTCAAGGAGCAGAGCTAGTTTCCTAGCTCTGAGCCTCAAACTGGAGTGTTTCCACTCCTGTTTCAAGGAGAGAGAATGATCATCACGGTTGACATGGGTTTCCGTGTCCCACAAGCCCTAGGCGGTGTTACCCGCGTCGTTCCTCAGCTGTACCAGGCGCCATTACGCAGACCTGTATTCGGGGACGATGTGCTCGCCTTCACAGGAGTGTTCTCACGTGAGTGAGACATGTGCCCCTGATCGATTGTTCACCAGCATCCGTACTAAGCACTGGGCCCTGCTATGTGCTGGCTCCCCACCAATTTCGTGGATCCTCGCTCCAGCTTCCCTGTGCTGTTCGGTTGTGCTTGCAGGGATAACAATGCTGGTCGCAGGGCCAGCCGTCAAGTCACGAGATGATAACGATGGATTGCCCTGGTCACAGGGCCCGCTGTTACCAAGCTGTGATGCACACGTGTACACTCGTTACCATGCCTCACAAAGCATGAACCAGGATTCTGGTGTCCGTCTCCAGGGGCATTAGCGCAGCTCACAGTAAATGTAACCACTGAACACCCCTAAGGGTGTTCTCTGTATCCCCCGGCTCAGACGCTCCCAGAGCGTCCCTCAGCCCCCATCAGCCTCCCTTGCAGGCGTGCCCCACAGGCACGCTCTCCCCGTGTCTCCACGGGCACCACAGAGGCACTCAGGCATGCGTGCGAGCGACTCCAGGAGCGAGCACGTACACACACGCGCGCAGTATTGAGTGCAACCACAATGTTCACGCTGTTCACATCGGCTGGCCAGGCCTTGACCAAGCGCTTGCTTGGTAATGTAGTTCGTGACACGAACAATCACAATGATTAGCATGGCTAAGTAGTTTGGGCAGGCTCGTGGTATCGCGTGGGTACAGCAACACCATCAAACACTTGTCAACTGGTGCATAAGCCCTCAATACGTGTACATACCCATGTCAATGGGTGCACAACGCCCATATATGCGCACGAGAACAAGGTGATGTCAACACATGTAGTAGACTGTGGGCACTCTGTGCCTGTCAACTGCTTGTCATCCAGCTGAGGGGGAGGTAAGGGGCATCGATGCCCTGTGCCTATGACAGGCTCAACGTATTGACAACCCCGGGATGTTAAAGTGTTGGCGTGCTGTGCTGTGCTGCAACCTTCAAACTTTTTCCTAAACAAGCTACAGGCTGTGTACCCGCAGGCTACGGAGGGTGACTTTACTAAATTTTACTAACGGAGGCAGGATGTCCTGTACGGGCAGTATGCCCGTTACCTGAATTGTAACGGTGAGGTCACCAGGTAACCATAGTTTAGCTGGGCAAACCAGGACACACTGACGTGTGTTTCATAACGAGTTGGTAACGGTCTCAAAAACCTGCGTGCGAGGTATCCGTGAAATCGACGGTATTATTAATGAGGGGTTTGCCATAAGAGTATCGAGCGGGCCGAGCGAGATACGACACTCCTCCAAGGGTCGTAAGACCCGCTCGATCCTCACAGTAGGCGGGGCCCTGAAGCCCCGCTATGAAGATGATAGAGGCCGCCCTGAGGCGGCCTTAAGAAGGTAGATGAAGCGGCCTCCAAGGGCCGCTAGTCAAGGGACTCACACCTGACCGGTGTTCGTCTGGAGGGGGCGGGGTTAGAGGAGCCCCCTCCTTAAATGGTTCCCCCAAACGTCCACTGAGACTCCCATAGGATAAATGCATGCCTCCAAAGATTGAATGGACCACTGCGGACAAGCAGAGGATTCTGCTTGAAAAGCTCGCGGCTGGCTGGTCTGTGGAGCGTGCCTGTGACTTTGTTGATATCTCTATCAAGACCTATGAGTATTGGCGTAGCGGGTCCAAGGGACACGCTGGGGCGATGAACGCCCAGCAGTTTCGGGACGCGGCATCGAAGATCCGCGCCAAGCAGTCCGGGGAGCACTTCTCCGAAGTGCCTGACTTCGAGACCTTCTCGAAGGTGTACATGGGTAACCGTCTGTTCGAGCACCACCTACAGTGGCTTGATCTTCTGGAGGGCCGAGACCCTCGATCGCTGCACCCGAACCAGACTTACATCCCCGGACACAAGAACCTTCTCCTCATCAACACGCCGCCTCACCATGCCAAGAGTGAGATGTTCTGTCAGAACTACGTGACGTGGCGTATCGTGCAGGACCCCAACATTCGTGTGCTTCTGGTGTCCGCTTCTGCGGACCGTGCCAAGAAGAACCTGGATGGCATCAAGAACCGCCTCGACAAGGACATGCTTGTCTACAAGCAGCTGAAGGATGACTTCGCCCCGCCGGAAGGCTACAACAGTAGCAACGCCAAGTGGCAGTCAGACATGATCCTTGTCAACCCGGACATTCGTCCGCGCAACGTGTCGGGTCACCCGACCGTTCAGGCCTTGGGTGTCCGCAAGAAGATCTACGGTGCCCGTGCAGACTTGATCATCCTTGACGACTGTGCGGACCTTGACAACGCTCACGAGTTTCCCAAGCAGATCGAATGGATCCAGTCCATCATCGGTTCCCGCCTTGAGCCGGGAACGGGAAAGCTCATCATCGTCGGCACGCGCCTTGCTGCCCAAGATCTATACTCCGAGATCCGCAAGCCTGAGTGGTATGTCACGGGGGAGTCCCCCTACACCTACCTCTCCCAGCCCGCCGTCCTGGAGATGGCGGAGGATCCGAAGGACTGGAAGACCCTGTGGCCCTGGACCAACGTGGAGCCGATGGGGCTGAAGAAGGTTGAGCCCAACGAGAATGGCCTGTACCCGATGTGGCACGGTCCAGCTCTTGCTGAGAAGCGCAACCAGATGTCCGCCGAAACGTGGTCTCGCGTCTATATGCAGGCACAGATCAGTCAGTCCACTACCTTCACTCAGCAGGAGATCGATGGATGCACTAATGGCGGACGACTTCCTGGTGTTATCGTCCCGGGCTTTCCCGGTGTCCGTCCGGAAGGGATGGCTGGGCTTTACGTGGTTGCCGGGCTCGACCCGGCTGCGACCAACTACACTGCGATGGTTGTCGTGGGAGCAGATCTTTCTACAGGGCGTAGATATGTTCTAGACGTATGGAACCAACACGGAGCCCTTCCCGCACAGATCAGTGCGGTCATGAAGGAATGGACACGACGTTACGGAGTCAACGAATGGCGGATCGAGTCCAACGCCTACCAGGCTAGTATCCTCCAGGATGAGGACCTGAGCACCTGGATGGCTGCCCGTGGTGTTCGCATGTCCGCTCACACGACTGGAAAAAACAAGTGGGACACCCAATGGGGAGTCGCTACCATGGCGAACCTGTTCAAGGGTTGGGACCAGGGACGCAACTCCATCGAGTTGCCGAGCCGACGAAACCATGCTGGAATCCAAGCCCTTGTCGAACAGTTGGTTGCCTGGTACCCCACGCCAACCATGAACAAGGCACCTGTCCAAGACTGTGTAATGGCGTTGTGGTTTGCGGAGATCCGCTGTCGTGAGCTTCTCGACTTCCAGGACGGGTCATCGCACTGGGATGCTGGGTGGCTGTCCGAGCGTGAGCGAGAAGAGCAAGTAGTACTCAACATTGACTGGTACCAGGCATCACAGGGCTTCAGCAATCAGCCTGAACTTCCCGAGCCGGTGATCCAGAACTCAGGACGCTGGTGGGAGTCTTAGTGGCTACAACGTATGACATCGCGAAGAAGGTAGCAGCAACGCGCATGCGATACCATGCGCGTGACCTTCGTATGAATGAGGTGCGTGCTGTGCGCGCCTCTGAGCTGGACCGTGTAGCCCCTGGTCTTCTTGCCGACGACTTCCCCAAGCCCATCGTAAGCAACATCATCGATGTTGCCGCTCGGTATAGCTCTGAGCAGATCGGCGTCATGCCGACAGTCTCCTGCACTACGGGTGTGATGGTCAGTGACCGTCAGAAGAAATACGCTCAGCGCCGAACGCTGATCGCCCACAACTACCTTGAGAACAGCCGCATCAAGGTCAACCTGGTGGAAGCATCAGACTGGCTCAACACATACAGCTTCTTGCCCATCATTGTGGAGCCTCACTTCGGTGATGCCTACGCTGACGCGGGTCCTCGGCTTCGCTTCGAGAATCCCCTGGGCTGCTACTACGAGCTAGATGTCTATGCACGCACCCGCTACTTCTTCAAGGTCTACGACTCCGACGTGGATTCGCTCTGTGCGAAGTTCCCCCATCTTGCTAGTGCGCTACGAGCAGATACCCACGCGGATAGTGGTAACCAGCGGCTTGAACTCGTCAACTATATGGATGACACCGACATGGTGTGGTTTGTCCCTTCCCGGGACAACCTGGAACTCCTGCGGGTTGAGAACAAGTTCGGGCGCTGCCCGGTGTTCGTTGCTGAGACGCCTAAGTTCGACGATGAGAATCGCGGAGCCTACGACGATGTGATCTGGCTACAGATTGCCCGTGCGGTGTTTGCCCAGATGGGTATGCGCGCTGCGAAGAAGGCCGTCAACTCTCCGCTGGTCGTCCCTTCCGATGTAGTGAACATCCCCTTTGGTCCTGACCGGGTCATCCGCACCAACAACGGTGAGAAGATCCACTACCCAATTGCCGACATGCCGCCTGCTGCCTGGCAGCAGGGACAGATCCTCAACGAGGATATCACCGTTGGTTCTCGTTTCCCCGAGGGTGCAACGGGCAAGTCGCCTGGGTCCATCGTCACGGGACGGGGTATGGAAGAGTTGATGGGAACCATCGACTCTAAGGTTCGCACGTATCAGCTTATCCTAGGTGATGCACTCCGCCGCGCCATGGGCGCTGCTTTTGAGATGGATGAGAAGTTCTGGCCCAACAAGCGGAGGTTCATCCGTGTCCAAGTCAATGGACAGCAGTTCGAGGAAACTTACGTACCGTCTCGCGACATTGCCGGGGTCTACCAGGTTGACGTTACTTACGGTATGGCAGCCGGGATGGACCCCAACAGGGCTCTCGTGTTCCTATTGCAGGCGCGTGGTGACAAGCTCATCAGCAGGGATTTCGCTCTGCGACAGCTGCCTTTCGACGTCAACGTTGATCAGGTAATGGAGCAGATTGACACCGAGGAAATGACCGATGCTCTGAAGCAGATGCTGGCCCAGACCGCTATGGCGGTCCCGGCTATGGCAGCACAGGGCATGGATCCGACAGACACCCTCACCAAGCTGGCTAAGGTCATGAAGAGTCGAGAGTCTGGCAAGCCGTTGCACGAGGCGATCCTAGAAGCTTTTGCCCCTCCAACGCCTCCAGAGGGCTCTCAGGAGCCACCGCAGGGTCCTCCTGGTATGGGTGGTCCTCCAGCCCCTCCCGGGGCTTCTCCGGGGCCCCCAGGGCAGATGCCGCAGGCACCTCAGCAGACTGACATTATGCAGATGCTGTCCGGCCTCACCGGTGGTGGTGGATCACCAAACCTACAGGCTAACGTGAAGAGGACTATCCCAGCATGACCGATCTAGATCGACTAAAGACCATTATGGTGTCTCAGGACATCAACATCAACGACGAGCGTTTCACTCGATCTTTCCGTATTTTTGAAAACCCTGCCGGTTGCGAACTGTGTGGGGCCCGTACCAAGGTTGGCATCCATGTGCCAGCCAAGGGCAAGATTCCCGCGCATACTAAGACTGCGTGCTGCGACAGTAAGGTTGGTTGATTATGAGTGCAGGTGGACGTCAGTTCAGCCGTCCGGATTTCTCCGACGCAGTTCCCCCAACCCCGCCCAAGCAGGGCGACATGGGGCCGGTTCACTACGTGGACGAACACACATTCGAGTCCGGGACCATCCCGGGGAATGTTGGTGCTATCGAGTCTTCGTGGTCCGAGCTAGTTGATACCTCGGCCCTGGGTGGCCACAGTATGCATCAGGGTGACGTAGCTCAGTCCTGGAGTGGCAGCGGTATTCGTGGTTTCCGTACCACACCGGTAGGCGGGACATACAACCCTGGTCAGGGTTCTTCTCCGGGTAACCCGGGAACTGAGCGCAGCGCAGCTAGCTAAGGATCAAACATGGAAGATGAAGACTTCGATGACCACCTGGACACACTGGTGGTTGCTTACAAAAAGGGAAGCAAGTGGGTAGTCATCGGAGCCTTCTTCGAATTGATCGGTGACTTCTTCCGGTCGTTCGCCAAGTTCTTCGATACTTGTACGGATGCTTCGCTTACCAAGTTCAAGTATGAGCGTCAGCAGCAGGAATTTCAGCAGCAGGCGTCTCGTGAGATCGAGATGCTAACTTCAGGAGCTTATAATGCCACCACCACAGAATCCGGCAGGGGTGTCGGGGCCGGGAGCGCTGAGTAAGCGCACCGATGGTGGTCCTGCCCAGGCACTAAAGGATCTCCCCAATGCCAAATATGGTGAGAATTCTCAGTTCCAGGCGCTTCAGCAGGGTGCTTCGCTTTCTGCTTCCCCTAGTCCGCAGGGACAGGGGCAGCCCTTCGACCCGAATTCCCTCCCACCGAACCCGGCTGCTGGCCAGGTTATCCCGCTATCCTCTCCCACGGCCCGTCCGGATGAGCCAGTAACTTCCGGTGCTGCGGTTGGGGCCGGTCCCGGACCCTCTGCCCTTGGTGGGCAGCCCGCACAGGTCGCGGATCAGGACATGGGGAAGATCAGCCAGTCTCTCCCGCTGTTCGAGATGATGGCCAACATGAATGATGCCACACCATCGACCCGGCTATTCGTAAACCTGTTGAGGGGCGCTCCGTAATGGCTGCTTCACTGGCAACACCGATGAACTTCATGGGCAATGTACTGGACAACATCCAGCAGGATCCTCATGCAGCTCAGTTTCCTGAGCTGGCAATCGGTGTGGCAGTGGACACGCTCCGAAACACCCCCGAAAATCTCTTCTCCAACATCCCGCACTTCCAGACTGAGGTAGGCAACAGTGAGTCTCCAGACCTTCCAGTCTCCAGCTCAGGGAGTTAGTGGCGCCCTTGGCGCTTCTGGTGACCTCAGCCAGTCTGGTGCGCTTGGCAGCTCCACTGCTATCGGCACTCAGCAGATCCAGGACGCGAACAACCTGGCTGCTATCACAGCAGCTCAGGAGCAGACCGCTGCGCAGGATGCTAAGAAGGAGCCTGACAAGTCCAAGGGTTGGTCTTTGACCAACCCTTTCCAGGACATCGGCCAGATCTGGCATGATGTTGAGACGCACACTGTAGCCCCCGTATTTCACGCAACCAACTGGTTGTTTACTAATCTGATCAAGCGCCCTTACACCACAGTCGCCCTATACTCTGCTCATAATGAGTATCAGGCTTCACAGGGTCATCCTAACTGGTCGTGGGCGCAGGGTTCCGTTTGGGCGCAGGCCTGGGACCAGTCTGCTCACATCAGCCCAGGACGGGCAACTGTCCTTGCTGCCAATGATCAGCAGCCTATTGGGCCTATCAAGCCTCAGTGGTCTCCGGGTCACCAGGTGGTTGACCCGCTGAATGTTCAGAAGCGCGATGAGTATCTGAACGACAAGAACAATCCCCTCCATGCAAGCATGCAGATGGCTTCTGGTGGTGAGGATGCGGCTATTGACTGGTTTGCAGACCCGTCCAACCACATCACTAAGGCAGCTGGGGTAGTTCGTGCCATCAAGGATGCTCCGATCTTGTCCACTGACACAGTGGCAGGGAAGCTAGACAGGATCAATTCTAGTAGTGGCAGGGCATTCGATCAGGCTGTGGCTGATGGTCATTACGACTTTCCAGCACTGGCGGAACACCCGATGGTCAAGGGATCTCCCTACAAGCCGAACCCTTTCCGCTACACAACAGCGGCCTTGATGACCTCTGCCAAGTCTCCCGAAGAGGTGAACCTGATTCGTCAGGTTCTCGCGGGCATCCCGCAGTCCTCCGCTAAGGCCTTGGACGACTTGGCCCAGAAGAACAAGGATCTGGCCAATCAGGTCTCCAATGCTCTGATGCCACTTGAGGTGGAGCAGAACTTCGCGCTGACCAGCGCTACTGAGGCTGACCGTGAGGACTGGCTGAAGAAGGTTGCCCAGACTAAGGTCAACGCTGCGCAGGCTCAGATCGACTCCAACGACCAGACGGCAAACCGTCTGGCTCAGATCTTCGGGGCCCAGAAGGCAGTTACCAAGACCTCGGCCGTCACCAACCGCCTGGCTCAGCTAAAGGGTGCTGGCAAGTATGCCAACACGCGTGACACTTCTGTGGTCCACGTCTTCCAGAACGCTCGCTATAACTACCCTGTGCGGGTCTATCAGTCTCTGACTGATCGGGTTCCGGGCCTCATCAACCACAACGATGACAGTGCCGTCGAGTATGCACGGGCATGGCTGAACAAGTCTTCCACGCTGTCTCCGGAGCAGAAGGTTGAATACACCAAGCGCTACGCCGGTGCCACTACCGCTCAGCGTCAGCAGACCTGGACCACCATTGAGAACGATGTCTACCAACACGTCGGAGAGCGCTTCGGCCTCTCCGACAGCCAGATGAACAAGATTCTGACTACCACACGTAAGAAGGGTCAGAGCATCTACCAGGCTGCGAAGTCTCGTGCTTATGGTGAGATCAACGTCCCTGGTATGGATCCTCAGGGTGTACTCCCCACGGCTGATGAGCAGATCATCGCGCATCCCCAGCTGATCACTCAGCTGGAGTCGGGGGCTCAGCCCCTGGCCAACCTAAAGCAGCTTGAGAACGCCCTGGAGCGCATGCAGGACAGTGGGGTACTCGCACCCCTGCGCAATGCCTATGCGGCCTCCAAGGACGCCCTGGGGTACGTTCTAGACTCCGTCTATGGCATGTGGAAGCCCGCCGTTCTCATGACCGGTCACCGTGCCTTCAATCACATCGGTGATGACTATCTCCGTGGTGTTGCCAAGATTGGTGCCCTTGCCTCTATCCGTAATCTGGGCGATGGCGTGGGCAACTTCCTCCGCAACAACGGCAACCGTCTGACCAACAACATGATCGTGAACAACGTCATGGCCAAGCACGATCAGATGGTGGGTATTGCAAAGAACGACTACGAGGGTCTGCTGAACCAGTTCAAGACGCAGAAGACTCTTGGGGTCTCTGTACCGGAGGAAGTCCGCATCAAGGCTTCTGATGTACGCGCCAAGAAGATCTACTATGACCAGTTGCGGAAGATGAAGTTTGACTTCATCTCACCTGCACACCGTCTGGGTGAGCGTACCTTCACTATCGCAGGCTCTTCTGAGCGTTGGGATGAGGCATTCGGTGGGCCCAATGGGGACTACTACCGCTGGGTGTCCAGCTCCCACCCTGCCTTCATGAGCACCATTGATGGTGCTTCCAAGATGACCCACGCGACACAGATGGCTATTCGTGGTCGTGGCTTCGCCACGATCTCCGCTGTTGAACATCCGGATCGACATACCCCCGCGTATGTCCACTACATCCGTAATCAGATGATGCCGGACCCTGTGGCTAAGCAGATTGTGGCGGGTAAGCCTCTTGATGAGGTTGCCGAGTGGATGAAGGGCACTTCTCCGGGGCGTGCGTACATGAAGAGTCTTCATGTGGGTGATCCCGATGTCAAGGTCAATGAAGTCGCATCCATGGTGAAGCAGTATCTGCCATACGACGGAATGCGCGATGCGGCCCTGGCGGGCAAGTTCAATGCCAAGACTATCGAGCAGTTCATGCCCGATGCAACTGAGCGCCCTGACATCAACGCCAATATCGCAGCCCTTGTCCATGGTGGGGATGGCCCCACCAACATCTTGAAGCGCTCCACAGAGTGGCTGATGGAGGTTACGGGAACCATCCCGGATGATATCCTCGTCCGACACCCTCTGTACAACACGATGTACAAGTCCCGTCTGACAGACCATGTCCAGTCGTGGATCAAGGACACCGGGCAGACTGCCCTAGCCAAGAGTGATCGGGACATGCTGGTAGCAGCCGCCCATGCGGGTGCTCGCGCAGACTTGAAGAACCTTGTCTATGATGTGTCCCGATTCAACGACATGGGACACACACTGCGTTTTGTCAGCCCATTCTTTAACGCCTGGTTCAACGCCATGGGCTCTTGGTCCAAGCTCATCATGGAGAATCCCGGACTTCTAGGCCGAGCATATCAGGCCAAGCGCCTACTATGGAACTCACCGTTCACCGTCGACAGCCGCACAGGTCAGAAGGCAGATGTCAACACGCCGTGGGACGAGACATCATTCGTGTTCCACATGCCTAAGGCTCTGGCGGGGCCGCTCGGCGGTCTCAACGACATACCTATCCGTGCGGAGACGCTAGTCTCTCCCACCTACCTGGATGCCATCGGCAACCCTGGATTCGGTCCTCTGGTGACCGTTCCGGCCGACCAGATCGTCAAGGATCACCCGGAGCTGATGAACAACGTAGTTGTTCGATCCATGCTCAACAACATGGTTGACAAGAACAGCCTCCAGGAGCTGCTTCCTTCCGGGGCCAACGACGTTGTGGCCCTGTCCAACCTGCTGGTTGGCACCCCTGACGCGTCTTCGCAGTATGCCAAGAATGTATGGTCCATCTACCAGGAGCAGTATTATGACTACCTGAATGGGCAGCGCACCGCGCCACCCACTTGGGGTGATGTCGAAACACAGGCCAAGTACCTCACAGTGATGGATCTGTTCGTCAACCGTCTGTCTCCGCTGGGGTTCAAGCCCGCTCCACCCCATCAGTACCTTGCGGATGAATACCACCGTATGCAGGAGGCGGACCCCAAGAACGCCCGCCAGAACTTCTACGACAAGTATGGCAAGGCGGGGATGTACTTCACACAGTCGCTCACCACAGATCCTACTGGCATTCCAGCTACGGTAGGTGCGTCGACTGCTGTGAAGCGCTACGGAAGCATTCTGAAGGAGTTCCCTGAACTCGGTGCCGTGATTGTGGGCCCTGAGGGAAATGGAAACTTCGACCAGATGGCGTACGACTGGCAGGTGGCCAAGGGGCTTCGACAGAAGCTGTCTCCTGAAGAGGCTGCTCAGCATGTGCAGGTCAGTACCGGATGGGCTCAGTATGGGCAGCTATCCGCACAGGCACAGGCCTTGGTTCAAGCACGGGGCTTGCTGAGTGTCAACGATCCTCGGGCACGAGATGTCAAGGCGCTCCTTTCCAACTTCGTCTCTGCCACCGGTGATCCCGCTGACCCTCGGTACAACCCTGCATTCTACAATGACTACGGGGCGTATAACCCGAGTGCGTATATGACTCGCATCCAGAGCCTGTTTAAAATTGCCCAGGACCCCACTCTACTGGCAAACCCAACCCGGAGTGATGTGCGGTCTCTGCACAAGTACTCTCAGATTCGTGATGTGGTATACGCCACCTTGCAGCGGCGTCAGGCTAAGACCCTGTCGGCTCAGAGCAACGCGGACCTGGCCCAGGAACACGACAACGCTGTAGCTCAGCTGATGCAGGCAGACAGTAAGTTTGCACAACTCTACGATCGATATCTACGCAAGGATGANTGGAAGGAGCCCATGCACTCGTGACCACGCCTACTCCCTCCCCGAATCCAAGCCCCACTCTCCCGGGCTCTCTNNGTCAGCTGGGGGCCGCCCCAGCTGATCCGGGTAATCCCAACGCACCGGGTAGCAATAGTCCTCTGCTTCCGCAGAGTGGGAACATTCAGACCGATCAGCAGACTGGCTTGCCCACTGCCACCATCACGGTAAACGGTAAGCTGATCCAGCTCACTCTGAACTCCAGCTTGGTTGCTACGCAGACTGCGAGTGCTAGCACTCGTGGAGGTTATGACGAGTCCGACAAGACACTGAAGAAGACCCAGACGCTCCAGGAAGCGCTGAACTCCATCAGTGATTGGTACCAGAACACCTCTCAGCGCCAGAAGTACATCAATGAGATGTATGAGGCTGGACTGATTCCCTCTAAGAAATCTCCTTCCGCTGCTGAAGTGGCCCTAGCGTGGCAGTTGGTCGTGCAGGAGTCTGCACTACAGCTTGCTGACCCCAGTGGAGATTCTAACCTGAACAGCCCCGATGCTGTTCTGGCCAAGGCTGCCCAGCAGGGTTGGAACTCTATAGCTGCCAAGCAGTCGCTTGGCGATGTCGGTGTCAATGGCACAGGCAACCTGAACAACACTGCTGAAACATCTTCACAGTCTGAAACAATCTACAAGTCGTTTGTTGACCCAGCTACTGCTATGGGTACGCTCGCAGACTCGTACTTCCGTCTGATGGGACGAAACCCGACGCAAGGTGAATACCAGGCGTTCCTGAACAGCATCTACAACTATCAGGAGCAGGAGAACACCGGCAAGTTCGAGACTACCAACAAGGGTCCGAACACGGGCAACGTCGATCCTTCTACAGGTCAGCCGGTGGATCAGTCTGGAACGACTGGTGGCACGTCCACTCAAACAAATGTTGTCTCTCAGCGCGGTATTGGCACTCGCGGTGTCCAGTTCCTTGCCGGTCAGCAGGCTCTCGCCAGCCCCGAAGAGGGCGCCTATCAGGGTGCTACAACCTACTTCAACGCATTCATCAAGTCACTTCAGGCGCCTGCCTCCGGAATGGCAGCCTCCGGCCCAACCGTCGCTATCCCGTAGCCTCGAAACCTCTAAGATCTCTGCAAGGTCCAAGGCACGACCTGCGGTCGTCGAACCCAGGCCAGCCGAAAGCGTTGCAGAGTCGCATACGTCATCACAGAATGAGGAGTTCAAGCATATGGGAGTGGTGCACGGGCAGGACCTCCTCGACTTTCTGATGCAGCAGGTGGGGAAGAAGTATGTGTGGGCCGGTCAGGACCCCTCTGTCGGCTTTGACTGCTCTGGCCTGATGTGGTATGGGGCTCAGCATTTCGGCCTTAGCATCCCCCGAACCTCCAACGCTCAGCTTGCTGCACTGCGGCGCATCTCCATCGGAGATGCTCAGGTGGGTGACCTGGTCTTCTTCGACAGTGACCACAACGGCAATAGTGACCATGTGGGTATGTATGCCGGTAATGGTCAGGTTCTGGTGGCTGACAACCCAAGTGTCCCGATTCATGTGGTATCCGTCTCTACTGAAGCACGTATCACAGGCGTGGGCCGCATGCCTGGTGTGGTGAACACGAACATCAGTGATGGTGGGCTGCTCCATGCAAGCACATCCGGTATCACAGGGGTGAACGGGGCTGACTTCAGTGCGATCATTCCTAGCGCACGACCAACCTACGACCTCTTCGGGTCACTGGGCCTCCAGTCCCCCAACTCCAGCCTGCTGAATGAGAACTACGGCCTGGCAGCCAGCTTCATGGAATCCGACCCAGAACTCGCCAACATCTTCAGTCAGGCTGTAGCGGGAACCTGGTCTACCGACAAGTTCCAGGCCGCTCTTCAAGAGACCAACTGGTGGAGCGCCAACAGTGACAGTGCTCGCAAGATGCTTGCGGAGAAGTATTCCGACCCCGCACAGTATCAGCAGGACATTCAGAACAAGACGCAGCAACTTACTGAACTTGCTGCCAAACTGGGTGTTCATCTGTCCGCCACCGGACTTAACTCCCTTGCTGACCTGGCTCTTGTCACGAACATGAGCGATGTCCAGGTCAACGGATATCTATCCAAATACCTGGAACTCTCCCAGCAGGGCCACTTCAGTGGCTACGCGGGTCAGGTGGAACTTGGTGTCCGTGAATATGCCCGTGAGATGGGCGTGCCGCTGACTGATGATTACGTCGAGCGTGCCGTATCCGGCATTGTGGCGGGCACTGATTCTCTTCAGACACGGCGTGCGGAAATTCAGACGATTGCGCAGCAGACATTCCCTGCCTACGCAGACCTGATCAAGGGGGGTGTGACTGTGGGACAGATCGCGGCACCTTACCTCGCCGCACAGGCCAAGCTGTGGGAGGCGGATCCCAACAAGATCGACCTCTTTGATCCCACGCTGCGTGATGCTCTACAGAGCACCACCGTTCAGGGCCAAGACGCAGTACCTTCACAGTTGCCCCTATACGACTTCGAGACCAAGCTGCGCAGCAATTCCAAGTGGCTGTCCACGAACAATGCCCGCGAGAGCATTGCCAACACTGCCAATCAGGTCTTGTCTGATCTAGGACTGACCTCTCAGGGCCTTGGCCCTGCACCGCAGACAACCCCTCAGAGCATCACAGACAACACGCGAGCGGGCTACGGGGGTCTGAGTGGCAGCACAGCCTTCCCAACGCTCCAGGGAGCCTCTAAGACTCCCTCCACGCAGGCTCCCAGCGCCAGCTCTCTAGCCCCTGATACCAGCTTCCAGGAGAAGTAATGGTTAACGTTCCTCCGCAGTATCAGGCGTGGGTTGCAGAAGCTGCAAGGCAGCTTGGAATTCCAGTCGCTGTAGTGGCCGCGCAGATCGACCACGAATCCGGATTCAACAACAACTCTGTTGGCCAGTTCGGTGAACGCGGCATCGTTCAGTTCCTCCCCTCTACCTGGAAGGACTGGAGCAGCGGTGACCCCCTTGACTTGCAGAACGAACTGAGTGCCTACGTCGGCTATATGCGAAAACTGCTAGATCAGCATCATAACAACCTATATCTAGCGCTATCGGCATACAATGGTGATACCTCCGGTAAGGCCGGATACGCGAACACCATTCTGTCTGCGGCCAACCTCCCCCAGCTTGAGAATCAGACTTCAGACAACTCCGGTATCAGTCTGAACAACAGCAACGTGGCCAGCTATATCACCGGGAATCAGCCAACGCTGTCGCTGGACCAGCTTCGCTCCGAGTACCCCACCGTGGCGGCACTGATCACATCAGTGCCGGAGCTTCAGAACATTTTCAACCAGGCAGTGTCGAGTACCTGGTCCACGGACAAGTTCATTGCGGCCATCCAGAATAGCCACTGGTGGGCATCCACCAGTTCCACCGCCCGACAGGCCTTCGCCACTATGAAGGCGGACCCTGCGACCTGGAACCAGAACATCAACGGCCTGCAAGCGAACATGCTTGCCACCGCCGCACAACTGGGTGTCCAACTAACCCCTCAGCAGGCACAGCAGATTGCCATTGATGCGATCACCAACGGCTACGACCAGAACAAGGCTGTGCTTGATCAGAAGATGGCTGAATATCTGAAGCCTGCTTCAGGGAACCACTTCGGTGGTCAGGCTGGGTCCTACGAGGACCAGCTGCGTCAGTCCATGATGGATCTCGGGGTGTTCATGCCGGAGCCACAGCTCCAGAACCAGATCAAGCAAATCATCGGTGGGAAGCAGTCTGTGCAGGGCGTTACCGCCCAGCTCCGAACCCAGGCGGCCTCTATGTACCCTGCCTACGCTAAGCAGCTGAACAGTGGTATGAATCTATCGGACATCGCCTCTCCTTATATGCAGCGTGCACAGCAGCTCCTTGAGATGGGGCCTGGTTCTGTGAACATCCAGACTCCTCTGATCAAGGGGGCCCTTCAGCACACGCAGGATGGACAGCCAACGGCTATGCCCATGTATGACTTTGAGAAGCAGGTTCGCCAGGATCCTCGGTGGCTGTCCACAGACAACGCTCAGGACTCGTTCATGTCCAATGCACATCAGGTGCTGGTCAATTTCGGATTTGACTATTGATCATGGGAAAAGCAGCCACCCACCTTGAGCGATTTGAGTATTAGGAGACCGCATGGCGACTAGCCCCGTTGGAGGTACTCCTGGCACCAATGTTCCGCCACGAGATCTGACTACCCCGAATGTGCAGGCGCCTACCACAGGTACCTATGCTATCAAGCCGGGAGACACTCCCGCACGTATCGCAGCGAAGCTCGGAATCCCTGTAGAGGCTCTGCTCAAGGCTAACCCGACCATTACGCATAATGGTCAGCGTGTTCCGCTGACGGGTACTATGTCTCTGTCCAATGGAACATTGTACTACCCTATCGCTCACAGCCAGTCGGGGACCACCAAGCCCCCCGTAAGCACTGGGGACCCTCTGCTAGACGAGCTTCAGGGACTGCCTGGGCAGGCGCGGGATGCCTACGCCGCGCTGAAAACACTGTTCACCTCCTATGGTCTGGGCTCCCTAGCACCGAAGATTCTGAACTATCTTCAGAATGGTTTTGGCAGCGACACCATTACGGTGCTGCTCCAGCAGACCGCTGAGTACAAGAAGCGTTTCGCCGGAAATGAGCAGCGGACCAAGAACGGTCTCCAGGTGCTTACACCCGCCGAGTACCTGTCCACAGAAGCGTCCTACAAGCAGCTGCTTCGGCAGAGTGGTCTGTCTGACCACTTCGACAATCAGGGAAACTTCTCCGAGTGGATTGGCAAGGATGTCTCTCCCACTGAGCTGCAAGACCGTGTGAATATGGCAGTGCAGGCTACAACACAGGCACCGCCCACGGTGACTCAGTACTTCAACCAGCTGGGCATTGGCACTGGGGATCTCGCAGCCTACTTCCTCAACGACCAGGCTCCGACTCCGGCTCTTCAGCTGAAGTTGAACCAGGCTCAGATTGGTGGAGCTGCGCTCCAGAACAAACTTCAGATCTCTGCCGACGATTCCCTCAAGTATGCACAGCAGGGTGTCACGTACCAACAGGCACAGAGCGCTTATCAGCGCATTGCGGACATTCTGCCGACAGCTCAGAAGCTGTCGCAGATCTACAAGACTCAGGTACCCGTCAGCCAGCAGACTCTTGAAGCTCAGTATCTCGGCCAGTCCGGGGCAGCTCAGCTCGCGGCTGAGCGCCTAAGTCAGCAGGAGACAGCCAGCTTCTCAGGTGAGTCTGGCGTTCAGAAGTCCTCCTTCCAGCAGCAGACTGCTGGCGCGCCTGGATTTTAAATTTGTGGTATCGCAAGGTTAGTTTCCTGCGACTAAGTAGCGCCTCAGGCGAAGGCGGAGCCACAGCAAGGGCCTTTAGTGATAACGGAAGCACATCCGGCTTGCACCCGGAGGGTCGGGGTTCGATTCCCCGTTGGTCCACACCGATACGCCTAACTCAGCAGCGTGTTCGT